TAGAGTAATACCATTACCTGTAGCTGTATTATATTTAACACCTACACTCAAAGTATAAAAAGTTTCTTGAGTTCCTGAATCATCTCCTCCCGAATCATCTCCCGAATCATCTCCTCCTGAATCATCTCCTCCTGAATCATCTCCTCCCGAATCATCTCCAGAATCATCAAGTGATCCTAACAAATATCCATCAGTTATGGGTTCATCTAATCCAGTTGGAGCTCCTGTTAATTGAGTCCCACCTATCTGTGGGCCAATGGGTAGAGTATTCATAAGATTAGTATCCAAATCAATATCTGAACCACTATCTAATCCTCTTAATTCTCGTAATAAACCTAAATTATATCCAGTGGTAATCCACCTTCTGTGGCCCGATTGAACGTAAAATCTTGTATCTGTAGAAATTGCTATTCCCGAATATTTCTGTGGTGTTCCCTGTGTACCAGAATTACCATCCCAATAAATAATCTTACCATCAAGTGGTGAACTTGGTGTGGATGTGATGGATGCCGTAAGTGCATCTTCAAGTGCTGATACTTGGTCTGCTACTTGTAATTCATCTCCTAACTCTAAAACTTTAACAAAATTAGGTGTATTAACTACTACTGTAACATTCCCACCTCCACCATCATTAAATACATGAGATGTTTCTGGTCCAGACATTTCTGTATTTCCATCATCAAAATCCCAATAATAAGAAAATCCATTTCCACTTGGGGCCGGTGCTCCATCTGGCTGTTCTACCCTAAATATTGCAGCAGGAACTTCATCATCCAGTATCCAATTTGGATCCTCCCAAACCCAAACATTTCCATCTTCATCTGTAAATGGTGATTCTGGATTTGGTGGTTCTCCTTCAGGAGGACCAGGTGTAGGTGGAGTAATCAATCTTAAAACTAATTCAGGAAGTGGTTGTTCTAAAATCCAATTTGAATTTTCTGATGTTTCTGGTTCAGTTTTATATCCAGTTATAAATGCTCTTTCCACTTGAAGAGTTCCGTTCATCATTTGTTGATTAAATCCAGGATCCTTGGGCGCTTTAGTTTTAAATTGAAATTCAGATTTATATGGCTCTGGAAATATAGCCTGTCCGGTATTAAATGTAAGACCGGCTAACATATTGGTAAAAAGACCAAAACTTAAATCACCTTGTACCCCCGTTAATGGTCTATAAACTTCAATAGGATTATATAATGAATAAAATTCATCTTTATATTTATCTAAATTAATTGATAGAGTACTTAAACGAACTTCTTTTTTATCGGCTGATATCTCATCTATAAAAAACTTATATTCTTTTACATCAAGTTCACTTGGTTCACTTCCATCCGCTGGTGGTCCGTTTCCTTGAAATACCTTACCATCATCATCTACATAAAAATCACCCATTGGTATTCCAGTAAGTTTTGGATCACCACTATGAACTATTCCTGATTCATCACCTACGGTTTTAGTTAATACAACTTCATCTGCTCCAGCTAGCCGTCTATAAAAGAAATACTTAACTTTATAATCACCACGTGTAAAACCAACTTTTCTTAAATCGTTTCCAGGTTTTAAATTTATATTATGACCATCATTCTCAAAATCTTCACTTATACCAGATTTAATATAGGTGCCAGCCAAATCATAAACATCAAATTTTATATAATCCTCCATATGATTACCAAAAGAAGGAAAAAGTTGGCCAGATGCTCCTAAAATTTCCATTCCTTCTTTTTTTAGAAGTTTAAAATCTTTATCACTTAATCTGGTTCGTTGTCGTGGCATTTTATATGAGTTCCTTTATTTCTCTATCTAAAACTTTATTCCATAAATCACCTTTATAATATATTGGAGATTTTTTATCAACTGGTATAAATTGGTCAGGTCTTTCATAATTTAATCCCGTATCTGGATTTTCAAATGCTAAAAATGTTCCCGCCTCATTTCTCAATGGTTTATTTTCTTCTATATTGATAACATTACCTTCATCATCTACCATTGTAGTTGCTTTTTGAAATTTTAAAGCATGTTGTAATTTATTTTCATAATCAACTCTATCTTGTTCATGAAGTTTTTGCCAAAATGGATTTTTTAGCAACTCTTTTTTTGTATATGGCATTTTTTATCTCACTACTTTAAACGAATGTTTTTCATCGAAATATGTTACAGTTTCATCGGCAGTTCCACTACCACTTACTATTTTATAATTTATTCTATAAAATCTTTCAGACTGTAATCCACTCATCCAAAAATTAAAATAATTCCCTGTTGAATCACAACTTACTACTGAACCACTTCCAAATGGTACAATAACATCTTCTGTATATGCGTCTTTAATTTGATAATATGTACTTCCACTTGGTAGATATTTTACCGTATTATATCCAGTTTGATATTGATCGGTAGCTGAATATGTTCTTTCAGGAAATCTTTCTCTACCAACAACTCTAAATTTTACTTTTGAATTTTCAGTGTATTTAGGTCGTAATCCTCTCATATAAAGAACCATATCTTCAACGTCAGTATTAGAAAGTGCTGATAAAGAACCAGTTGTCCATTTAGAATCATCCCAAACTACTTCTAACTTTGGTGGGTATACTGTATGAGTATCTCTTGAGAAAAAACTAAAATGCCCATAATGAGTAGTATTTCCTTCCTCTACATTAGAATTTGTATTTCCAATACTACCACTTCTTTTTATCATAAATCCTTCGTTTGAAACTGTACTATGTAACCATTTCCATACAATGTCAGATACGTCCATTCTTAAATCATCTGGTTCATGTGTAAAAGATTGAGAGGCTTCATATCCACTTCCACTATACCAAGTTCCACCAGATCCAGAAACAGTATTCCATTGTGTTCTCATAATTCCATTATCTTTCCATTTCCATCCCGCACCATCATCTACTGTTGGAGAATAAAGAAACTTTCCAGAACCATTTTCCCAAGATTGACTTACTGGATATCCATATAAAGTTTGTGAAATATTTAATTGAGATGAATTTGCATCATATAAATTTAAATAAAATCTTGTATTTGACCCAGATGTAATTAATCCACTTGAAACAGAAGATGAAACATAAGTTAAATCAAATTTAATTAACGCACGAGAAACATAAATAACACTTCCATCGTCATTCATATCTTTTCTAACTTCAAGAATCTCATCAAGTCCAGTATTCATACTGGCACTTTGTTCATATAATGTTGTATCTTTTGTTGGAAATTCAAAATAATGCATTTACTTTCTCCCTTTAAAAAGCCTGTCCAATAGAATCACCAATCGCTCTTCCTTCTATATCTGTATCAGGATATTTCAATTCAAACATAGATGGATCCAAAGAAGGATATACTATACCGTCTTTCGTTGCGTAATTTATATCGTATACGTTCCCAGAATAACCATCGGTAGTTTGCCATTTATTAGTAATTAATACAGGATGTTTTTGTGGATTATCTTCTTTGGGTGGAACAACTGCCCCAACACCATCAACATTTGAAATAGCCGCAGCCAATTCAGCAATAACAATTGGTTGATTAATTTGCCATCTATCTATATTAAAAAATTCTTTGATTCTTTCGATACATCTCAATGTTATTTCAGATTTATTAAATCCCCTCTTTGCTATAAAAGTAAATTTAACTCCAATATTAATAATCCATGCATTTTTAATATTAATTGCATCAGTTACTAATCTATATTGACTAAGATATATTTTAAGATTTTCTTTAACAGCTAAATTAAGTGGAATAAGTTGTTTCCTATCATTATATCCAAGTGTATATAAATTTAATGCCAATGGATTAGAAAGTTTTTCCATAGATGAATAAATATCTTTATTTTTAAGCTGATCTAAATTCCTTTCATCAATAAATAATCCCGATCCTAATGTAGTTTCTATTTGCATATTAGGAATATTTAATTGTTCATCTTGAACAATATAAGCCTTTGCTACTGCCCCATACTTAGTATGCATTGCATATGTTCTTGTAATATAATCTTCCTTTGTTACTGCCCTACCTTGTGCTTGAAAGAATGCCAAAGCATTATTTTTAATTTCCGTTGTTGATTCTGTAGATTTTCCTCCTGTTGCTGGATATGGATTAGTTACTGCTATTGAAGCCAGTGCCGTAGCAGCTAATGTTGGATCTAATCCTGTAGTTTCTTGTGTAGTAGAAACACCACTTAAAGCTGTAATTGTATTTGCAGCCACATTATCACCTATACCACCACCATATGTATATTTAACAGTAAGAGTTGTATTTGCTGGTGCTTGACCATAAGCTTTTGTTTTTAGAAAATTTGCTGGATCAAAATATGTATCAAGAAAACTTACACTTCCTGGTAATGAAGAACCAACCGTTCTTGGATTTGGTATTATTTCTTCATCTGGATTATCTGATATACCTGCCCCAAATCTTAGTTCTGTTGAACCGTCTTGAACAATATAAGTGATAAATCGTCTTGGTGTTCTTTTTAATTTTAATAAATAAGGAGCTTGATTATTATATTGAACTAAATCTGGATCATTAGCTGCTACGTTCTCTACATCTATAAATGTAGTATCTTGTGCTAAATATGGAACTTCGTACCATGTATTACTATCACTATCTATTACTGAAATTATCTCTATAACATCAGTAGTTGATAATTTTATTCGTGGATAAGATTCCGCCGTACCAAAAGTAAAATCTTCTGATTTAATAGTTCCACTCACTGCTCTTACACTTTTCTTTAATAAATACAATGTTGCCATTGAAGTTGTTTTGTTTGATTCAAACACCTCAATAGTTAAGGGTTCAAACGAACTTGAAAATTTAAAATTGCAATCTTCTCGTGTTCTAAATACTGTACCATTGTCTGAAGTAATTTGTGTTCCTTCATTGATAATTAAAGCATATCTCATATCTGGTTTAACTGAAGCACCCAATCCTGTTGCAGGAATTGTTTGGAAGGCGTCAAGGGTAGTGAATGATGGTTGAGTTATTTTTGGTTTATACCCATATACTTGAGCCATTTCGTAAATAGTTCTTTTATCTTCTGCATAAGCCAATAACATTTCTTTAAATTGAGTATCTACATAATACGAAAGAACATCACCAACATATGCCGCCATTTCAATAAACATCATACCAGGTGACGCTTCATTAAAATCATTATAAGTATTTGGATAATAAGTTTTTGCAAACTCTATTAAACCTTCTCTAAAAGCACCAAAATCTTTATTTAAATATCTAACATCTTTTTGGACTCTCGCCATTTTATTTCTCCACTAAATTATGTACCAGTAATAAAACTCAAACTTATAGCATCATGTACTTCTGGATTCATAGTAAGACTAAATTCAAGTTCAATATTTAACTGGTTAATTTCTACTTCATCTGGTTCAACATTTAATTTACTTACCGTTACATGAGGTAGCCATTCTGCCATTGCCTCAGATATACTTGATTCAACTTGATTAACAAGTTCATCACTCATCTGTTCAAATAAAACTTTCATTATGTCTGCACCAAATGTAGGCTGTCCTACCCTTTCACCTTTATTTGTTAAAAGCAAATTTCTAATATTACTTCCTGTTTGAGAAAGTGTAGTTGTTGTACCAGGAAAAAAATCCTTTTACATCATCATGTTTCATAGGTAAACTTAAACCAATTGTTACATCTGGATCTAAATCTAATTCTAATGCACTTCGTGCTCTGCCCATTATCTAAGTCCTCCAAGTCCACTTTTCTTTTGGTCAATTGCCTTCATAACTGCTGAATAATCTCTTGTTAATGCATTTTGTACATGGTCAGGAACTTGGTCAACATTTACTCTTGCGTTCTTGATAGTTTGAACTGCTCCTATATCTCGTTTCTTCTGTTTTACGGTTTCAGAAGTTACTACTCCTGGTGGTGAACCTACCAAAACATCATTTATCTTACTCGAATCAAATACCTCACCACCTAAAGTTGGATATTCTTCATATCCTCCAACTTGTGGTGCTCCACCTTCACCTTGTGGAACTCCACCAACGGTTTCATTTAACACTTTATTAAGAGTCTCATTTGATGTATAGTGAACCTCTTTTTTAGGTTTAACTTGTTTCTTCCTAATAGGTTCTTTGAACTCTTTTTTGGTTAATGGTTTTGAAACTAATTCGGAAAGTAAAGATGAGTTTTCTTCTTTAATAAATATCTCATTCATTTGTTTTTTCACTTCTTTACGAACTACTGTTTCAATTATTTTTACTAACTCTTGTTTCTTCATTTTAATAACTCCTTTTTTTAAATTAAAGTATTGGCAGACCTGGTGCGGGAACTGCAATAGCTGCGCTGGCAACGGTTGCAGCTCCAATAAATAAAATAGTTCCATAAGCTAAGTCTATTACAGTTGCTAAAGAATCACATACATCTTCTATACTACCACCACCCATTCCAACAGCCATTGCTGGTGTAAATACTGGTGGAGTTATCATTGTAGAAAGACCTGTTCCGAAATTAGTAAGTGGTGTGATTTCAAAATAAATAAAAGAAGCCAACACATAAGCTGCTATTGCAGTTGATACCCATCCCATTGTAGCATCTTGTGCCTCATAACTTGCCAAAATACCATTCCTTAATGTTTCTTTAGCAATTGGAGTGGCAGAAGTCACTGGTAAAAATACTGCCGCAATTGGTAAAACAGCATCACTTGAATAATCTATAATAGCCTGAGCAAATCCATCAGCAGAATCTTCCTTGGATTTTACATTATTTCTAATATCAGTAAAATTATCAATCAAATTTTGTTTTAAAGTATTCTTATTAAGTGCCATTATTCTTCTGGTTTCATTAATAAATCACAAAGTTTCGCACGAATACTTTCAAAGTCTGCAAGTGATGGTGTTGCACTTACAGGTCCACTTGGTCCTGCTCCAGTTGGAATTGCCGTTATATTTAAAATAGATGTAATAAGTTCATCTAATATATCAGTTAATGCTTCTCCATAAACGAGATGTTGTTGTCCCATATCATCTCTATCTTTTACATATCCTGTTATGCCTAAAGCCTTTCCACCTATTCGTAAAAACGAACCTTGATTATCTTTTATTCCTGCACAATCATCAAGGTGTATTATTGCTCCATCACAAGATTGTAAATGTGCCTCATTGTCAAGTTTCAAAAACGATGGACAGTTACTCGACAAATAAACTTTGTCTGAAATATTAAGTCCAGAAACTCCTGGATTTTGCATAATAGCTTCAATAGATGGAAATGGTGCGGGATCTCCACTTTCTGGACTACCACCCCCTACAGCCTGGTCTATAGCATTTGGCCCAATTAACATATTAAATTCTCCAGTATAAAATCTAATTCTGGGTGTGGCTACACAAAATTGTTTATCTGCATCAATTGTAAATGACCAAGTTGTTCCCCAACCAATTCCACCAGCGGAATATCCAAGTATTTCTCTCCTTTTAGTATTAAATGTAAGTCTATCTGTATTAATAACAATTTGTGGACCACCATCTACTGGATTTTTATCACTATGAACTTCAGTCATAAGTTTATGTTTTCGTGAATTAGATGGATGACCATATTCTGGAGAATCTTTATTCAACTTTATTGATTGATCAGTAGTTAACCAAATAGAAGAACCATCAGCATTTATATCTTCTTTACCAGGTTCACATGAAGATGATAATGATAAACCAGATTCACCAAATATACTTATTAGAGCAGGACAATTAATACATGCTGATAAGTTTAATAAAAGTGGGGTTGTAC